ACTGAAATAAAAAAGGTATCATAAATGTGATCAATTCTTTTTTCTATTCATGGTTGTCCAATTGGATAATCATGAAATACACAGATTGAAAAGTAACTATTAAGTGACTTAAGTTATACTATAAATACTTTTTACCTGCTTGTAAATAGATATTAGTAACTATTCAGTAACTTCTCCATTTTGCATAATATGAGGGGGTTTTAGTTGTGTTCTTTGAACAATATAAAAATCTATGTGCATCTAAAGGAGTATCTCCAACAAAAGCAGCACTAGAAAATGGAATAAGCAAAACCTCAGTCACCAGGTGGAAAAGGGGTGCCACGCCTAATTCTGATATACAAAAAAAAATCGCTCTTTATTTTGAAGTTCCCGTTTCTTTTCTTTTGGGAGAAAAGCCCTTTACTCAGTGGGACAAGCTAAAAGAAAACAAAGATAATGTATTAGGAGCACTTTCCAGTTGGATTAACAATGAAGAATATACACAAAAGGTTCTTAATAATATTAATAACGATATAGATTTTATAAATATCGTGGATACATGGATAGCTGATATTACTTTCACTAACAACGGTGAAATCCATATGAGCCCACGGATATCACAAGAAGCGATTCAAGAGAATGCCGATAAACTAATACCCGTGATACCTGAAAAAGTACAAAAAAATAAGCCCGTCACCGAAGGTGACAGGCTCAGGGAAGAAAACAATGAACTTTTTGATCAACTCCCTACCGACAAAAAGCAAGAGGCACTGAACTATTTACGCTTTCTTGTTGAACACCAAGACCAAGGGAAAGAATAAAATTTTTTTGCTCTTTAAGAGACTTTTCGTTTGCAAGCACGATTAGCCTTCTGAATTCATTCTTCATTTCAGCATCATTCATTCGATCACCCTCATATTTACCGCAGTTGCCGCACTATAAATCCGAACATGTGTTCTGTAGCGATATCTGAATAATACACTAATTGGCCAACTGGTGCAATACAAAATATCGACAAATTATGAGCATAAACTTCGGTGTCCCAAGTTTGGTGCTACGGAATTGATACCCATTGACATTTTGCTACATATAAATCAAAATAGGAAAGTAGCGAAGGAGTTGAGACTATGAACGATAATGAAATATTACAGGCAATTCTTAATAAGCTGGACTCATTGGACGCGCGTCTGGATAAGATCGATGCAAGGCTCGACAACCTTAAAGGGGATATGATCGAAACGCGCATTAGCATTTTGGCGCTTTCCGAACCTATTAAGCTGACGATACCTCGCGATATTCATGCTTTGTCGGATACTGTGCAGAATATCAAAGAAAGCATACAAAATCATTTTTCAGATAGTCATTAAATAAAAATAGGCCGCCCACTGCTGCGAACAGTGAACGGCCAAAGGGATAATATGGACCTCTCTATGAATATTATAGGCTATTGTCATATTATGTCAATAGTGAACAAAGGAGAGGTAGCAATGAAAAAGCTAATTAGCATATTGTTATTTGCAGCTTTAGTAATCAGTTTATCGGCATGTTCTTCCAATGACAAGTATGTCAACTCTGTAAATTCAGATTCATCTTCATCCACTATGTCAACGGTTCAATCGACAACATCATCTGAAACTGTTTCTAGCACAACTAATTCTATTTTAGACAGTGTAAGTATGAAAGTTATTGAGGCTAAAAAGGAATCTGTTGTTGGAGACAGAACAGCTGAAAATGTAGGAAAAGACAATGGTGAATATTTCGCAGATGGCTCTGACATTGTGAAAGCTGCAGATTATGAAAATATAACAATTACAATTCAGGTGGATAATAAATCTAATAAGGCTATTACATTCAGTCAAATGGGATGGTCGGCCGTAATGCCTGATGGTTCTAAACTTGATAAGATAACAGTTGATGGGGATATAGAAGGTCAAATTCCTTCAAATTATTCCGGCACATCGAAGATTTTAATACTGGCAAAGAAATCATTAAACATTTCTTCTTTTAAGCTTTCCTATAATCTGATGGATTATAACGACGAATGGAACGCGGCGCTAAGCGATCTCATGCAAAATGGATTAACAGAAGAGCAATTCAATGCGAAATATGATAATAAATTCGTATCAAAAAAAATTGATTTCGATGTTAAAGTATAAAAAATCCCCACGCCGTCATGACGTGGGGATAAATCTATCCGGAGGAAATCGAAATGGCCTATTGCGAATATTTACGTAAATCCCGCGCCGATCTGGAAGCCGAGGCCCGTGGCGGAGGGGAAACCCTTGCCCGGCATGAAAAGGCATT